CTTTGTCCGGGGTCGAAGCCTTTGAAGAATGAAGAAGTTCCCTCACTATTAGCTCTAGCAGCCCGGCAGGTTTCTGGGGCCAATATGTCTATGGGAATGATTAATGGTCGACCGCGTGTTGTCTCAGCTATGGATAATGTAGAATCTGAGAAGGGCGTAGCAGCTATGGCGCTGCATGCCCGTCCAACTGATGTGGTCACCCCCTCTATGAGGGAGGCTTTAGGGAGATTGACAAAAGCCCTAGACGTAATGTACTCTTCCTTGGGAACAGCCAAGGAATTTCAGCAACATGATGCCCGTGTGTCTCTTGAACGGATTAAGGAGATGTACTTGGGAGCATCAGCTGGGAGTTTTCTTGAAAAAGCTGAGGCTTTTGAACATACTGATGTGAATGCTCAGTTGAAGTTCATCAAGAAGGCGTCTCAGAAAAAGATCCACAGCCATGAGGCCACGATAAATGCAGTAATTGATTTCCTGGCAGGAGATGAACCTATCCAGACCATATTCACGCAAAACTACAAGAATGAACAATTCTTTTCTCGAGATAAACAGGCTCGGCGAGAGGCTTGGGAGAAATTTATAAATAAGATACGAGTATATGAAATTCCAAATGAATTCTTTATTCTCCTTGAGCGATTGTCGCAGACTACCAGGATATTGCTGGAGCGTGCCCACCATATATGCATTGGGATGAAATGGTCCCGTGGTGGAGCATGGGCTTTTGCAAAGAAGCACAGGATGACCCCTGGTCGAGAATGGAAAAGACGTGCAGGTGATGGTGACTTTGAAAAGTTAGATCAGAACTTACATAGCTTATTGATGAATCTACTTTACTCATTGGCATTGGTTTATTTTAAGCCAGGATCGGCCGATTATGAGGCAATGAAGAGGATGATCGAGTTTTTGGCAGAAACTGTGTCAGCTCGACTTGTCCGCTTTGTTGGTAGACTCTGGGCAATAGTTATTGGAAAGATGCCATCAGGAACCTGGGCCACATCGCATGGGGACTCCTTTATCGTCTTGATCTGGTACATGATTTTTGGGATCATGCAGATAGAGAAGATGCCGGAGCATTTACAGGATGAGGCCTTAGCGAGATTGATTAATCTAGAGCTGATGATGACGATCTATGGAGATGATCATTTAGGTTCCCAGGACAGAGATGAAATTGGGCTGTATTTCAGTGAGACTGAGTTTGCAGCCTGGTGTAATACTTATTTTGGAGTAGCTATCCGTGATCTTCGTAATGATGTGAGATACATTGTTAGGGAGAGAAATGGTTATAGAAAGCATCCAGGTATTATTTTCCTTCGTCAGAACTTTGTACGAAATAAAGATGGATATGATGAGACACCTTATCTACCCTTCCGTGAAATGGATGAGTATATCACAAAAGCAGTTCATGGAAGAGAGACTAAAGATCGTGACATCTTTGATTTTATTCTTTCCCTTCTTGGCCATAGTTATGGTACCTATGCGAGCAACTTTACGGCATATTCTTGGTTAAAGAATGCTTTTACTTCATCCGTTACTAATTTGTCAGAAGAAGAACGTACTACCTGCCTCGGTTTAATAGAGACCCGTTGTCCTCAAGACAATGAGTTTGTTAAGAAAATGAGACAAGCTGATATTGCAATGACAGATCTTATTAACGGTTTTCCCCGCTATGAGACTTTGAAGAAGAAGAATGTTTATGATGAGATTTATCATAGTCAGGTTCGTCTTGACTATCTCGAACGTTAATCTTGTTTCTGAAATTCATAAAATCCGAG